TTGTATCAGCAGCAACGTCATCCCAACTGCGGGTCTCATCCCACTTCCAAAGCGCTGCAGGCATTAGTTCTGCAATTTCAGTAGCATTTAAAGTTCGCACTTGATTCTCCTAGCGTTAATTCTTTCATAAGCATCGACATAAGCTTGAATAAAATCAATGTCTTTTTCAAAAGTTACCACAGCTCTTGAGCAAGCTGCAGTAGCAGCATCGGCAGCATCTTTTTCAATAGACGCAACTAAACCTAAATGCGCTGCCCTACTGGCATTCGCCTTAAGCTCGTCCTTTGACACAGAAGCTGGATCATCAATCCACTTCTTAACTAAATCAATTTGAGTATTCATATTGTCACCTTTTCAAATTTACGACGACTCTTACAAAATTGCATAGAGCGTTTAAAAAACACGAACTCACCAGTAAGACTATTAATGTAGGCAAAGCAATGTTCCGCAGTGCGATTAACAAAGTAGGTATGGTTAGGAGTGTTATCTTCCCAAACAGTAATTTCTCTTAAACCGTCCATAATTAAATTCCTTTCCGCAATGATGAAAGCTTTTGTGAGGCTGAAGTCATAATAAGATAAGGCATCCAGAATAGACTATAAGTCAGAATACCTGAAACTACAACATAAACTGCTAACTCGCTAAATTCAATATACATAATAAATACTCTGTGTTTCTCAATTCAATATAAGTATTATATCATAAGGGGGATCTTATGTACAACACTTCTTTAGATCATTTTGTTATATGTTTATAACAAAAAGTCGAGAACCCATAGACTTATCAAGTATACTTTCGCCGTTCTGATATGTCGAAAAGGTACCGTCGTCATACTCTCCAGTAACATCTTTGTCATCGATAACACGCTTGATGATCGTACCCTCAACTCGGCCTGAACCTTCGTGAGTGAAAGTAACTGTACCGACAATATAACTATCACTGTGAGCACCGAAATCTAACGCTTTAATTAAATTACCAACTTGAACTTTTCTCATAATAATCTCTTTCATTGCTTGATTCATTAATTATATTATACCATACAATGGGACTATTGTACAACTTTATTTTAGTTGTTTTTAGATCATTTTGTTATAAGCTTATTACCCTTTTAACTTCGGTTTAACGTAGTCCTCGGATTTAATAATGATGCCATTGATCGTATATTCTTCGGAAGTCGATTCGCCTTTCTGTGTGCTCATATAGGTTTTAAACTCTGTCCATTCGTGCTGATCTAAAGTGATAATGTCAATCCGCTTCTTAGCCTTTGCAGCTGCGGTGACCTGATCAGAAATTTCATCCATGATGTGTTGTTTAAATTTAATTTGCATGTTATATCCTTATGTGACTTGTGGTGGTTAAAGAGGTGAGATGTTCAGCAATTCCTCCTTTTTATCGTAATAGCCTTCAGCGTTTAAGCACTCTTCGACAAAAATCATTTGCTCTTGCTTTGAATGCTCACGCCATGCTACTAGTGCATTCTCAGCGATCTGTGAGATTTCCTGTTGTAGATCAAAATACCGTTGAGGAGTACACTCTTCGCATCGACCGAACGCGATACCTAAAGGGTGTCCACAGTTTGTACAATCATAATGCGCCATAGTATCCACCTGTTATAACTTCGTAAATGTATTTCCAGTTTGGAACACGAATAGCTCCGCCTTTATAACCGGCGTTAAAGTCGTGTGCAATTAGGAATGTGTTTAGACCAAAGTTAACTCCAAGGTCTGCGTTCTCAATTTTATCTTCTACCCAAACACACTCAGTGTCGATATAGGGAGTTAAAGCATCAATTTTATCTTCACCAGTATCGAGACATATAACTTTCTCAAATGCTGTAGTACCGAACAACTGTTCGAGGTTATAGATGCGTGCCTTTTGAGCAGCAGGATCTAAGGATAAAGAAGTAATGCAGTGGAATACAAACCCGCATTCTTCGTGAAGTTTCTTTACGTATTTAACAGCATCATTTAACGGCTTTAAGTACGCAATATCGGCAGAAGCATTATATGACCTGACGTATTCCTTCATAGTATCCTTGGCTAAACCATACACGACTTCCATCTCATACGCTTCTTCAGCCATAGGCTCAAGAGAATGAACTCGCTTCATCCAACTATGGAAGCCATAACACCAATCAACTAAGACACCGTCACAGTCTGTTAAAATCACTTTACTTTTTAAATCATAATTAAATTTCATAATGTATATATTACCTAAATTTTAGTGCACATTAGTAGGTGCAGGTTTAATTGTTTGAATCTCATTCGTAGAGTCTAATATAGACGTCGTGATCTTTTCAAAATCTTCTGGATTAAGCGCAGACTTGTATATGCGTAGAGCACATGCCATAAGCACTCCTGCACTTAGTAGCGGATTAATATCAGCTGTTATGCGTTCAATATCGGCAAAGAGAGTTTGAATTTCATTTTCTTCTACATTCATTATATGCTCCTAGAAGTTGTAGTCGTAAAATTTACGAGGTTCATCAGCTAAATTAAAACGACGGCCATACTTGTCCTGCCAGCCTTTGTTTTTTGATAGACGGATGCGGATTGGAGTGTACTCTTCGTTAGAAGAAATAATCCATTTTTGAGAGTATTGATTAGGGCAATGAGCTGAGAATCCGCCAGGGATGAACTCAGGTTTCCAGTTTGGATCTCTTTCAGAATCCATTGGACGAACTTCGATGGTTTTTTCTGAGATTCTTTTAGTGATCTCATAAGGTTCTACATCAGTGTAACCGTGGAAATTTGCATAATTCATAATATATTCTCTAGCGTTGTTTGATTCAATATAAGTATTATATCATGCTAGACTAGAAGTGTACACAACTATTTGTGTTATTTTTAGATCAGTTAGTTATAAGCTTATAACTTTTCGGAATAAGCTGCCGCGAAATATTTTAGCTATCGACTGGAGCATTTGCTCTCCATTGGTAACAAGACCAATAATTTGCTTTCCATTTTGGACCTGGATCATCGCAATTGAACCTTGCTCTAAATGATGCTCTACGTTTAGGATCATCTCTCTTGATTTCCGATCCGGGATCACCAAACCGAACAACCACGACAGTGCCTTTTTCATTCTTCACATAGACTTTAAATTTCTTGTCTTTAACTTCAGAAGTACGAATAGGGTTATTGAGTGTAACTTCTCTGCCTTGATATTCAGAAGCTTCTGTAACTAATTCGTCACAATTGCAATAGGAATATTCTGTAAAAGTTTCCATTTAACTTTCCCTACTTACTATAAGCTCTGCAGCACGTTTTGCGCTGGGTGCATCTGGATATGAAGCGTTATATGCTTTACGTATTGGATCTGATTTATCAGATATTTTCCATACAATTTTAGCTTCTCCCCTAGTAGCTCCTCTACCGTACGTGTCATTTGGTTGAGCACGATTAATTTGAAAGCGATCATCCGGAGATACCCACTTAAACCTTTCACTTGAGTATTGCCCACGGCCTCGGCCATAACCATCTGAAACTTTTTTCCATTTGATTTTTTGAGGTGCTTCTATTAAGTCTTTAAAAGATATCATATCATTCCTAATGCTGGTGTCCCATCAAGGAGTCGAACCCTGATCTATGGAGTAGAAATCCACTGCACTATCCATTATGCTAATGGGACTTTAATACTATTTTTTTGTAGATTCAGAAAACAAAAACTGTGACATAGAATCCCATTTTTCAATGATTTTATCCATATTCTTACGCATATCAGTAAATTCTTTGGTCATATCATTACCAGATGATTTCATTGACTTAGCTAGGTTACTCTTAGGATCTAAAGTCTTATATAGCATATCAATTGCTTGTTCAGTTTTAGTATATCCCATAGACTTTGCATATTTCTCGTCTAATGATTCAGTACCTTCATCTAGTGATTCAGTACCTTCGGTCTCTAGAACTTGTTTAACTAGGTTTAATTCTGCTTCCGTAATACCGTTTAACGTTTTCATATTGTTACTCTAATTATGTTTGAAAGTATTATTTATACTTATTGTTTATTAGACAGTGAAGCTTTCGCCACATCCACACTCGTCTTTGACGTTAGGGTTAATAAACTTAAAGCCTTCGTTGAGACCCTCTTTAGTATAATCTAGCTGACTACCATCAAGGTACGTCAAGCTCTTTGTGTTTATTACTATGCTAATGCCTTTTTCTTTGAAGACCATATCTCCTGGCAATAGGATGTCCGCAAACTCTACGATATAAGCAAGGCCTGAACAACCTGTAGTACGTACACCAAGGCGAATACCAAGGGTATCTCCTCTATTACTAATGTAACCATTAATTCTATCCACTGCATTATCAGACATGGAGATGGCCATAGTTAAACTCTCTTGCTTTTGTAATCCAAAACAGCAGCTTTAATAGCATCTTCTGCCAGTACAGAGCAATGGATTTTAACTGGAGGTAAAGCTAACTCTTCACATATCTCGCTATTGCGGATTGCTGCAGCATCATCAATAGTCATACCCTTCATCCATTCAGTAACTAATGAGCTTGACGCAATGGCAGAACCACAGCCGTATGTTTTAAACTTAGCGTCTTCAATGATACCTTCATTGTTGACCTTAATCTGTAATCGCATAACATCACCACAAGCTGGTGCACCTACCATACCTGTTCCAACGTTTAGATCTGTTTCGTCTAGTTTGCCAACATTACGTGGATTTTCATAGTGGTCTAGAACTTGTTCGCTATATGCCATATTCTTATTCTCTTTAACATTTTAAGTCGACGATTTTACCTTGTTCAATTCGTTCTAACCGTCGTCTTCCTGTAGCTTCATAAGATGCAACTCTTGCATCCTGTAAACTAGCTGCCAGTCTATCCGCCTTAGCACTATATAGTTCTTTAATTACTTTGATCTGTGAAACTTCTTGGTTTCGCTTTATTCTATCTAAGACCTGTGAAGATTCTTTTACTACTGGCGGCTTAGTATTATTAGTAGGTAATTGAGGTCTATTCAATTGCTGAGCTTGTATATTCATGTTAGTGCCTCACTTACGCGTTTATTTGGTGCAGGATGAAGGAGTCGAACCTACTATGCTTTCGCGACGGATTTACAGTCCGTTGTCCCACCGTGGAACCTACCCTGCAGGTTATCCTGAAAACACTATAGCAGAGACGCTGTACAATGCTTCAGGATAATGGAGTTTTACAGACTCCTACTGTTGACAGTTTTTCTATAGGCCGATGGTTATTGAGTGCCTATAGATGGTCTGCCCTCCGACAGCTGTCTGACCTGTAGCTATTAACTTAATACCTTCATTAGGTATAATTTTAACTTTAACTTCATTTTATTCCATTGTGATCTTTTTGTAGTCGAACTTAGATCAATCATGTGAACTTCAGTTTTGGTTTGAAATGCGGGTTTAAATTTGCCTATCATAATCCATGCTCATATACTGTACGACCATCGCGTTTTAGCGCTCGAAGTACTTGGTTACGGTTTGATTCTTCATCCTTAAAACTGCAATGGATCCAACCAGAATTAGGATCTGATTCGTCATAAAACTCAAGGATCAACTGATCGAAATCTAGGTTGTCGATAATCCATTCAACAACTTCTTTGTTATCTGTGCCATCACATTCAAAGTCACATGCTTGACCTTTACTATGCTGTGATGTTGCGCTTCCGCCAATAGCTTCATTCAATGCTTGACTGCGATATCCTGAAGTAATTCGTGTGGGACCGAACTCATCCCTAACGGGCTGAATAACGTTTTCAAATAAATTGATAGCGTTCTCTAAATGAGAATCACTCGGTTCATTATCAAGATCTAGTCGGTTTGCTGTATCGGATCTGCTATATTCTCCAATACTAAAGTTTTCGCTTAACTGCATTATGCGTCCTCCATAGGATAGTTGTGTTCATCACACATGATGAATTCTGAACCCTCCGGAATAGATCTAACAAACACTATTAAATCATGGACGGCTTCTTTATTAAACCATTTAGTCATTTGATGACGGGCATCTTTAATAACGTGTACTATAATCATAATAATGTCCTCATGTCCGTTTAACCGATAAGTAATACAAATTTCTAACGGCAGGTATATTTGTATTTATCTAAGTGATGGCGGAAAAGAGCCAACTCCTAAATTTTATTTAACCGAAGCTTCGAAATATTGGTACAGTTCATTAAATTTATGGTCGTATAATTCGGCCATTCCCTTAAGAGCCTCTGGTGTTAGGGATCCATTACTTAACATATCTCCAAACACTTTAATATCTTCTGTCACTTGCCATGTTGACATCAATTGGTTTTCAAACTTAACTTGATCGCGATACATATCATTCATAATTTTTACCTAAATATAGTTGACATTTAACTGCTCTGAATTACTCCACTCTGCAAATAAACCGAGATCTTGCAGAACTTTTATGATCTCGTTATGAACACCAAAGGTATAATTCTTATTAGCATGAGGTCCAAACAGATAATAGTCTGCCCAAATCTCATCGCTAAGTGATGTATCGCCATTGATATGAAACTTATTTAAATCTATATTAGATGAACGATACACTGGAACACCCATTGAAAATAATTTACTATAAGCCGAATTCATTGTTGCATCCATAATTTACATCCTTTATTTCTTAACTCACCATAGATAAGCGAGGCTCATCATCTTGATCCATTGTTGAAACACCATTCTGTACAGTACCAAAACGCTGATCAATCCAATCAGCTGTAACATCGACGCTGTCTATAACACGCTTCTGAATAATACCTTGAATTTCGCCACCTTGATTAACATATACAACCTCACCAATGATGTAATCAGTATCTCGATGAGCAAAGTCTTTAGCTTTAATAATCATACCAACCTTCATTTCAGCATTTGCATAATTCATAATATATTCTCTAACGTTGTTTGATTCAATATAAGTATTATATCACGTATTCATACTGTTGTACACACTTTTTTTATATCATTTTGTTATATGATTATTCTTCATAGTCTTCACTTGACCACATTAAACATTTGCTCCTATGTATTTGTATTAGTTATTATATCACAGATTAAGGCGTTTGTACACCTCTATTTATAACGCAATAACGAAAAAAGGACCCGAAGGTCCTTTAGTTAAAGATTAAATATACTTACGATTATCTAATTGCTGATCTTTAGAACGTATCTCAGGAATTATAGGTAGTTCCTCTTTAGAACGTAATAACTTATACGCTATAAAGTGAGGTGATGTTCCTGATGGCCATTCTGCCGTCATCATATCTGCTACTCTAAGAAATTTCTGGTACTCCATCTCGCGAGCGTTCCTTGCTTGAGTTTCGCGAAGTCTATTCTTTATTGCTATCTTAATTTTTCTTATTAAATCCTGCATGGTCAAACTGTCCTCCGTTAATTGTTACTTTACGGGGACGCAATTCCTCGGGTATTACATACTCTAAATTAATTACAAGTATGCCATCCTGAAGTTCTGCTCCAGTGACCTCAACGTGTTCCGATAGACGGAAAGTTCGTGAGAATCTTTTAGAGCTAATACCTTTATGAATGTAGTCTACTACACCTTCTTCAGGTTCTACCGAATCCCCACTAATATTTAAGAATCCGTCTTTTACTTCAATATCAAGCTGAGATTCTTTAAAGCCAGCAACCGCAACTTGAATTTTAAATTCGGTTTCTGATTCTTTAATAACGTTGTGAGGTGGATAACCTGTATTGGCTTTAGAATGAACTCGTTCTAATTCATTGAATAGATGATCGAATCCGATAAAGCCGGCGCGTGGGTACTGTAATCTTGACGTATTAGTCATATTGTTGCCTCCAATTAAGCAAGGTAAATTATGTGGCCAGAGTGTTCTGCACCACGGAATCTATTTATATGACTTATGTATCGGACTTAGACTTAATTTCGGATTTAATCCAATTAATTGCGGTTTTGTTTTCAGGCTTTGCTTTTGAAAATTTAGCCATCTCTCTATATGCTCGAGTAGTCTCTTTTGCATAATCCTTACCTTCAGAATTATCCACGACTATGAACCTCTTCTTTCCAAACAGGGTCTGGAAAGCACCAATATTCTTTTGAACCGTAGTCCAATATTGTTCTACCTCTGCAGGCGGTAATGTACGTGCCCGCTTCATATTACGATCTTGTGCAGTCTCAAGGTCAGTATTGACAAAGATCATGGCAACATCATATCCAAGCTTTTTCAATGATTTAGCTTGAAGTTTAAGTTTACCTACATCCTTGCCAGTACCATCAATAACAAGACCAAGCCGTCCTTGAATATATCGCTGCTGCTTTGTACCTGTAAGAGCTTTAGCTTTATTACGGATCTCTTGGCCTTGCACTGAGAAGATATTATCTGGAGTTGTTTCCATTCCAGCCTTTGTCATAGCAGCTTCAAATGCATCATCGGAATTCACTATCTTAAACCCAAGGGCAGTTAATCCGGTTTTGCCTACAATAAAAGATTTACCAGAGCCAGGACCGCCAGCCAAAAACACTGCTTTAAAAATAGCAGGATCATTTACACCTTCGGTAATATCTAAGTAATCTTTAAATGTATTCATTTTAATTGGAGCCTATATTATACTTTGGACAAAGTTCCCATTCAGATTTCTCTTTATATGAGATAATTTTAATTTGCTTTAACGGTGCAGTACTTAGGGTTTGACTAGTATCAACAATATCTAGTAAACCCCAATCAGCTAATAGAGTAGTAATAGTATTACGTCTTTCTAAATCGTTGCTATTTAAGTTTGATCCCTTACCATCCAATAAAAACAATTCCTTGAAATGCACTATAAAGTACCTTCCTTGTTTATGTAATATATGACATGACTGGAATAATTTCTTATCCATGGAAGATGCTACACCTATCCGTGTCAATGTCTCTTTTACCTTTAAAAAATCGTCTGGTTCATTAAGCGTTATCTCCAACATGTGTGCCGGAGTCCATTCTATATGTTCAACATTATTATTGTTTTCCACCTTGATTCATCCTATCTTTCAATATACTCAATTGATCTTTGTTTAATATATTTAAAGCTTCTTCCGCTCGAGCATTGTTATAGCCATAGGCATTTTTTAATAAGTCTATGTCTTTGCTAGAAGAAGCTTTGTGCCATTTAGAAAAACGTTTCCGCTTTCTAATCATATTTATACAAAAATCAAACTGAAGCCGGTGGTCGATATTATGATGGACATTCATCTCATTGGCAATAAGAACGGTATCATTGAAGTAAGACAAGGACCGATTAACCATAAACGGTACATAATCTTTCTCTGCAAGGTCATCTACCATTATATCTGCTTTGGTATAGTTCACTGCATTTACATAATCAAAAGGATTCATATTCTACTCGTTAAGCAATTGTGCTGAACGGCCTTGAGCCAGGGACCAATCTTCAGCAATGTTTTCGACTTGGCTGACACTCATGTCCGGATGAACCACACGCTTAAGAATACGATGGCTTGAATCACGATAATCGATGTAATAATTACCACCAGACTGTACCTTAACTTGTGCAACTTGACCGAATAAACCAAAATATTCTGATATTATTG